ATAAAAGAATATATCAATCTTGTGGAATCAATGGAAGGTATTACTAACGATTGGTTTAACGACGGCTTTCAAACATACAAGCGTCCCGCTCAAGAGCGTTATGAAATCGCCAATGCTCCTGGCACTATTCAAACATTAGAAGGTCCAGTTAAGTATCCAGCAGGATATTATATTATGACTGGTCCAAAAGGTGAACAGTATCCCATTAGTCCAGAAACATTCAGCAAACTAAAAGATGATTTGGGCAACGGTGTTTGTACTCCCAAGAAGATCATCAAAATGGCCAAAGTGGCTGATCGCTCCGGAACAGTTGACACCAGCTGGGGTGAAAAGTTACACTATAATCCAGGGGAGGACGTTTTAGTACGTCATGGCCCTAACGACTACGGTGTGGTCAAAAAAGATATTTTTAATCAAACTTACGAAAAGGTATAACATGTTTAAAGAAATTTCAGTAGTGATAATTGGTTGGATTGCATTTGCTGTGCTAGTAACATTTAGTAGCTTTTGGACCTATCAATACTTTGCACCCAAGTATCGTGCAGTAGACAATCAAGTGTTCAAACAAAGCGAGCAGTACAATGATGGTATGATCCGTGATTTGGAAAACTTGCAACTGGAATACATTGGTTCGGATGCAGACAAGAAGCAAGCACTCCGCGCTATCGTATTGCACCGATTCTCGGTGTACCCGGAGGAAAAAATGCCTCCAAATCTTCGTAACTTTTATAACGATTTGAAAGCTGGAAAATGAAAAACATTATTGTACCTGAATGGATTGGCAAGGTAGCTTACTTTGCTCTTGGATTTATGGTTTGTTTTACTCTCTTTGTTAAAGGTATTCTATGAAACGTATTCTCGCACTTGTCGCTGTGGCAACTCTTTTGACAGCATGTGATCAGGGCTCTCCCACTTCTACTCAAATTGAACGTAAAAAACAAGAAGAACTTAGTATGCAGGCAGTGCAACAAGTTGGTATGCCAGCTATTGTGAACTTTGCCGAAAAGCGCATGATGAAAGATATCATAGAGTTGCGTGACCGTAATGTGGCCACTACAACTTATTTGGTTGGCATGAATAACCAATTGACCAAAGTGTGTAACAGTGTTGGCTATGGCCTGCCCTATGCTACTCAATATACCAATCCTAGTCGTGTTGCTTATGATCAAGGACACGGTGGTCAAGTTATTCCACAAGCTGATCCAAACGGCCTGTACAGTCCAGCAAGTGCTGATGGCACATGGGTGCTGTGTGTGGACAAGAAAGATGGCAAGGCCAAGCCCGTGTTCATCGAGCCACGCATTATTGTAAGCCCAATCGAACTACAATAAAAATAAGGAAATATTATGTTAGTACCAATGGTGGTCGAAAAGACCGGACAAGGCGAACGTGCCTTTGATATTTTTAGTCGCTTGCTCAATGAGCGTATTGTATTCCTAAATGGCCCAGTTGATGATGCTAGTGCCAGTCTCGTAATTGCACAATTGCTACATTTGGAAAGTGCAGATAGTGAAAAGGATATTCACTTTTACATCAATAGTCCTGGAGGTGTTATCACCAGTGGCATGGGCATTTATGATGTAATGCAGTTTGTCAAACCAGATGTATGTACATATGTAATTGGACAAGCATGTAGTATGGGCAGTTTTTTAGCACAAGCTGGTCACCCTGGTAAACGATTTATGTTGCCATATGCTCGACACATGATTCACCAACCTTCAGGTGGTGCTCGTGGTATGCAAAGTGACATTGAAATACAATACAAAGAAATTACACAGATGAAAAAGATGTTGACCGAGTTGTATGTTAAACACAATACAGCAGGCAAAACATATGAAGCATTTGAGCGTGGTATGGATCGTGATACTTTTTTGTCTGCTCAGGAATCTCTTAATTTTGGTCTGTGTGATAAAATTATTGAGAAGAGATAAACTTACAGTTATCCGTTGATAACCTATTAAAATCCTGTTACAATAAACTCATAATAGAATTCCCCCGTGAAATAGATTAAATATTTACAACCATAGGGGAATTTTTATGGCTTATGACATTGCACTAATTCTATCACTTGCCGGTGGTGCGACTGGTTGGAGTTTATTTGGATATGCCGTGATAACAACTTATTGTAGTCGTACAAAAGAAATAAAAATGATACAGAATCTTTCAGAAGAAATCAAAGAAATTAAGAAAGACATCAAAGAGCTTAAATAGTTCTATAGCGGTCTTGGCATCATTTCCCGCTTTACAAACTCTGCTGCCTATGCTATAATCAACATAGGAGAAAATAATGGCAAAATTCTACTCAACAAAAACTTACGGTAACGACCGCGGCTTATCATGCTGTTTTAGACAATGGCGTGCCTCGCACAGTCACTGCTCAACACTGCATGGTTACTCAATTGGCATTAAATTGATCTTTGAATGCGACACACTAGATGAAAAAAACTGGTGTATGGACTTTGGCGGACTTAAAGAATTCAAAGCGTGGGCCGACTATATGTTTGATCACACTTTGGTCATAGCAGAAGATGATCCTCACTTGGACTTCTTTAAACGCATGTCCAATATGGGAGACATCCCAAGCAGTGGTAACGGCGATCAAGGATTCGATACATTAGAACCATATCAACGTGGGGCTATTTGCGATCTACGTATTGTAGAAGGTGTAGGCTGTGAAATGTTTGCCAAAATAGCATATGACAAAATGGCTGAACTTTTGGCAAGCGGAGATATGCGTTACCCAATCAATCCAACCGTTAGGATTAAATCAGTTGAAGTATTTGAACATGGTGCTAATTCGGCTACATACGAAGGTTAAATGTGTTTGGCGTCTTTGGGCCAAGGCGTTAGGAGAAAAAGCAGGTAATACAGATCGTGAAGCAGATCTCGTTGCTTGCTTTCGCACATTCATTGTGCTATCATATATCATAACAAACTGTTTTATCATAGCAGGTGTTATACATCATTGGTAAATTAATATGAAAGATAAAGATTGGTTAGATAGAGTAAGTATCGCATATAAAGTATATTCGAACCAAGTGGGTCCAAACTTGTCAGTTGAAAATTTTATTGCCTGGCTATATAGGCAATATGGAATTGTTCAACCAAAGGATAATAAATGAAAATTGGATTTAACTGTAGTAGTTTTGATTTGCTACATGCCGGGCATGTAACAATGTTAAAAATGGAGAAACAACTTTGCGATTATCTGATTGTGGCTCTACAAATTGACCCCACTATTGATCGTCCTGGTATTAAAAACAAACCTGTTCAAAGTGCCTACGAACGGTATGTACAATTACAGGCCTGTAAGTATGTGGATGAAATCCTTATCTATGAAACTGAATACGATCTTTTACAGTTGTTGATGACACAGAAAATTGATATTAGATTTTTGAGTGACGAGTATCTCAATAGAGATTTTACAGGCAAACAATGGTGTATGAACAACGGCGTTGAATTACATTACCACAAACGTCAACACAATTACAGTTCCAGTGAGCTACGATCCAGAACTGCCAAATTAGAAAATGCCAAAGACAAAGACAAAGAAAAATCATTACCACAATACAGTCCAGAATTGATCAAGGCTCCAGAATGATTGCTCTTATTGGCCACGGCTATGTAGCCAAACACATTGCCTGTGAATTAGAAGGACAGGGATTGGAATATGTTTGGATCACACATCGTGATCCTGTGACCCAATGTACTGCGATTTTTATATTCTTATTGACTTTTCGGCTATTTGAATATAATATATGATATAATAAAAAGGATATTATGAAACAAATATTAGTAACTGGGGGAGCAGGATTCTTAGGTAGCCATCTCTGCGAAAGATTGTTGAAAGACGGAAACTCAGTTATCGCAGTCGACAATTATTTTACAGGTAGCAAAAAGAATATTGAGCATTTACTTGACCATAAGAACTTTGAAGTCATTCGTCAAGATATTTGTATACCGTTATATGTAGAAGTAGATGAGATTTACAATTTAGCGTGTCCTGCAAGTCCACAACATTATCAACATGATCCAATACAGACAATGAAAACATCAGTAATTGGTGCGTTCAATATGTTAGGACTGGCCAAACGCACCGGTGCTAAGATCCTTCAAGCCAGTACTAGCGAGTGTTATGGTGATCCTACAGTACATCCACAAACAGAAGATTATTGGGGTAATGTAAATCCTATAGGTATACGCAGTTGTTACGATGAAGGCAAACGGGCAGCCGAAACATTGTTTATGGATTATCATCGCAAACATAAAGTTGATACAAAGATTATGCGTATCTTCAATACATATGGACCAAGGATGGCCATAGGCGATGGCCGTGTGGTTAGTAATTTTATTGTGCAGGCTCTACGCGGTGAAGACATTACCATTTATGGTGATGGCAGTCAAACTCGCAGTTTTTGTTATTACGAAGATAACTTAGATGGTATGATAGCATTGATGTCTGGCGATTATCATGAACCTGTTAATATTGGCAATCCTGGTGAATTTACTATTAGAGAATTAGCCGAAACTGTTATTGAGATGACCTATAGCGCCAGTAAAATCATTTATTTGCCACTACCACAAGATGATCCAAAACAACGGAAACCTGATATTACCAAGGCTAAAATGCTATTGAATTGGGAACCGTCAGTAATATTGGCAAACGGACTAGTTGATACGATTGACTATTTCCGTAAAATAGTGTAAAATACTAATATGAAGTACACTTTTAGCTGGCGCCAATCTTACCATAATTGGGAACCAATTGAATTACCAATTACTGATTTTACTCAGGCGCTGGCAATTATTAACATGATAAAGAATAAAAAATGAATACATTTAAACAATGGTACGTGCGAAATCAAGATGCAATCACTTGGTTTATTATTGGCTGGATGAGTTTGTCTTGTATTGATAATCTAGCTGGACAGCATTACTGGCTCGCGCTGTTTGATGCTGTCATTGTATACGCCAATTATAAACTTTCTGAAATTCGACTGCAATGAAAACATCTTGGACAGTTACCCTAGAAGAAGCAGATGACGGCAGCGGTGATCTTGTCATGCCCCTGCCGCAGGACTTTTTAGATCAGCAGGGTTGGCGAGAAGGCGACGTACTAGATTGGAAGGATAATCTAGACGGCACATGGTCTCTATCAAAAATTGAAAAATGAAAAAAATACTCATAACGGGTAATAGCGGATATATAGGATCACATCTATCTAAACTACTGCATCCAAGTTATGAGTTATATGGTCTTGATTTAAATTCCCCACAAGCACCAGTGTCCAATCATTTTATTGATGATTTAAGAACGATACCTGAAAGAATATCTATAGAGTTTGATTCTGTCATACATTTGGCAGCTTTGGTAAAGGTAAACGAGAGCGAACAAACTCCCATACAATACTATGACACCAATATAAACGGTACCTTGAATATTTTGAAGAATATTCGATGCAAAAACTTTGTCTTTGCCAGCACAGGCTCTGCAGAATTTTGTGGAAGTCCGTATGCCGTTAGCAAGCGAGCTGCCGAAGACTGTGTAAGAGAATTCTGCAAATCAAATCATATTCATTATACAATTTTTAGATTTTACAACGTAATGGGTACTGACGGATTTGGACCAACCAATCCAGATGGACTTATGCATAATTTAATTAAATCTAAAGATACTGGTGAATTTACTATTTTTGGAAACGATTACAACACACCTGACGGTACTTGTATTCGAGATTATGTTCATGTAAATGAAATATGCGACGCTATTCAAACAGCAATAGAACACCCTGCAAACCACTTGGAAAATTTAGGTCATGGTGTAGGATACTCAGTTAAACAAATAGTAGACTTGTTTTCTTCCGTAAATGATGTTAAAATAAATGTAACCTACAGAAACCGTAGAGCTGGCGATTTAGAAAAATCGGTATTAGATAACCCATCTACATATATGAAAAATATGTATACAATTGAAGAATTGTTAAAATTATGACTAAACGTATAGGCTTTGCTTGCAAATGGATTGATCATTTAGATCAAGTAAATGGCATTAAAGCCACAGACGATGCTAAACAATACAACACTGGCGGTACCACTATTACATGGTTAAATAGGCAGACACGGGATGTTGCAGAGCAAAAGCTATGGGACATCATGGTGCAAAATATTGAGGCAACTCGACGACTTGTAGAAAGAGTAGGTAATTTAAATGAAAACCTTAGGATGGTGCGTCTTAGCAGTGATTTGCTGCCTGCTTATACCCAACGTGATTGGAGTTATTTTTGGCGTCGCAGCGATGTTAGGGATTATTGTTCTAAAAATTTTAGTGATATTGGTGACATTGCTAGGCACAATTCTGTTAGACTTAGCTTCCATCCTGGACAGTTTACTGTACTTGCCTCAGAAAATCCCGGCATCGTTGAACGTAGTATAGAGGAATTTGAATATCATGCGGATATGGCACGTTGGATGGGTTACGGCAAGACCTTTCAGGATCTCAAAATCAACGTCCACATCTCCGGTAAACAAGGTCCAGCCGGTATCCGCAGTGCCTACCAGCGACTATCGCCAGAAGCAAGAAACTGTATTACTATCGAAAACGAAGAAAACGCCTGGGGGTTAGATGATTGTATTGAGCTTTGTGATTTGGTGCCTATCGTTCTGGATGTGCATCACCATTGGATTAAAACAGGAGAGTATATCTCTCCCTTGGACTCCCGTGTTGATCGGGTGGTTCAGTCTTGGCGTGGGGTCCGGCCTACTATGCACTATAGTGTCAGCCGCGAAGATTATTTGGTGGGCCATGATATTGACGTAAGTCCTGATTATAAACTGTTGTTAGATACTGGATACCGTAAGCAAAAACTTCGGGCCCATAGTGATTTCTATTGGAACAACGCAGTTAATGAGTGGGCGCTGAGTTTTTTAGATCGATTTGATATCATGTGTGAATGTAAAT